TACGCCTGCTAAAGTAAAGCGAAAACGACCTACTAATTTGCTATATAGCCATGCTTGCTTATAACCTTTCCGCGCTAACGGTTCGGCTTAGGGGCGCGACTTAGCGGGTCCGTCTGAGAGACCCCCCATACCCCCAAAATTGCCGCAAGGCACCCGCCCACCCACCACTACCCAGTTCCCGACTCTTTTTCCGAGATACTTTTGCTTTAGGTTCCCTATTCAAAAATTTCGCACATTTATATTTTTCGATGGGTCAAAATTTTTCGCGAAAATTTTTTAGGGGTAGCGAGGATAGTGATTAGGGAGTTACGATTCGGCTATCTTCGATGAGGGTAAAATATGTACGGTAACTCTCCATATGGTTCTCCGATGAATCGCCAGATGTTTATGGATCCGCAGATAATGAGGATGTTACAAATGCGTGATCAGATGAGGGCGCAGTATGCTCCGCAGCCTACGGAGATGCCACAACAAGTAACGGATATGCAGATGCTCTTACCGGCGTTAGGTAATGCGGAACCTGTAGACCGTCGGGCGCAGCTTAATAATCAAATGCAGATACCTCAGCAGCAGACTACGGAACAAACGCTTGAGGAATTGCAGGGTAATGTTCTGCAGATGCAGCAACAGCAGCAGCGGTTATCTGAACATTTAGGCGCTGGTTCTGGTATGTTGAAGCAGTTGCAATTGCAGCAGCCCCAACAAGGGTTAGGTGGATTAATACGGCAGTTACGTCCTCAGCAGTCTGTTGGAATGTATTCTCAAGGGCCGGAGTCTATGAGATTACAAGCGTTTCCTGTTGGACAGGGGAACCCGTTCGGTGGCTGAGAAAAAGAAAAAAGATTCTCGTTTAGAGCGAGCAGGGGTTAGTGGGTATAATAAGCCTAAGCGTACCCCGAACCATCCTAAAAAATCGCATGTTGTAGTTGCTAAGGAAGGCGATAAAATTAAGACGATTCGTTTTGGGCAGCAGGGTGTAAAAACTGCGGGTAAGCCTAAAGCGGGTGAGTCGGCGAAGCAAAAGGCGCGGCGTAAGAGTTTTAAGGCACGTCACGGAAAGAATATCAAAAAAGGCAAGATGAGCGCAGCTTATTGGGCCGATAAGGTGAAATGGTAATGGACGATATGCAAGCGGTTTACGATGAAGAACTTGGTCGCGGTCGTGGAGGCTTACTATCCCTGTTACGCGGTGCGGGAGACGTTACTCTTGGTGAAGAGGTAATGGATAGCTTGCCCGAAATTATGGCGATGTTACAAAACACTAACAAAGATACGTTAACGATGCGGCAAACGCAGGAGATGGGTCAGCCGAGCGAACTAGCTGTCTCGTTAAGTGATCAACCTGCATTAAGTTCGATGGTTGGCCCAGAGATGGCATTATTAGCTGGAATGCTGGGTGGGCCTGGAGGAAAGGCTAAGGGTTTAGCATCGTTAAAAGACGAACTAGCGCAGTTTATTACAAAAGATAAAACTGAAACTGCGGATCGTATGCGCCGGTTAGATGAGGACGATATGTTAACGCGGTTAGCGGATCAAGATCGTATTGACCGGAGCCGAGCGGAACAATTAGAAGGGTTGCGTGAGCGTAGCGATTTTGATACTCGTTTAGAAGGAGGCGAAATGTCTCGCGAGTTCGAATCAGCATTACAGGATTTGCAAGATTATAATGCAAGCCGAGGTAAGTCTGGGATCCAAAAATTACGCGAAGAGCTGTTTAGCGATCCTGACCAGATGGCCAGTGGTGGACGTCCAGGGTTGTACGCAAATATCGCCGCAAAGCGTAAGCGTATAGCTGCGGGTTCCGGTGAGAGGATGCGAAAGAAGGGTGAGGCTGGGGCACCGACTGCTGAGAATTTTAAGCAGGCCGCAAAAACCGCTAAGAAAGCTAACGGTGGTGGTTTAAGTTACGCGAAAGGTTATTACGGGAAGTCGTATAAATGAGTACGGCGATATTAGACCAGCGTAAAGCGCAGCTGGCGAATATTCAAGAGATCGTAACGCAAGCCGTAAAAGCAAATCCAGACCAGCCGACTCCGTATATTAATACGCATCACTTTGCTCCTGGAATTTATATGCGAGCGTATTACGGGTTAAAAGGTTCGGTAGTCGTAAGCCAAGTTCATTTACACGAACATATGACGATATTAGCAGCGGGTCATTGTCGCGTTATTTCTACGATGCAAGACGAAGAACGAATAGACGTTTATAAAGATTTCGCGATTATGAATACGCCAGCGCATACGAAACGGGCGTTATACTTTTTAGAAAATACGACGATCATTACTGTTCACCCTAATCCTGACGATATCCGAGATATACCAGAATTAGAGCGGATGTTTGTCGTAGATAACTTTGAGGATATTAAATAATGTCATTTGCAGGAATCGCGATAGCTGCTTCGGTGGTTACGACAATAGGTTCAGCCGCATACGGCGCAAGCCAATCTCGTAAAGCACAAAAACGTGCTGAAGAAAACGCTCAAACCCGTGCGTTAATTGAAGGGTCTGCCCCCAATATCGCGATGGTTAAAGAAGTTATTCCTGAAGAAGTACAGGGTAGCGAAGTTACTGGATTAGAGGCAGCGTTAGACGCGATGGATTACGAAGGCGGTCAGCCCCCGATTCCTGGAGCGGCGGAACAAGGTGTCATGCCTACTGATATGTCTGAAGAAGAACTGATGATGATGTTAGAACAGCAAGGCGGGTTAGAAGGGCTAATGCCTCAAATGGCTGACGGTGGGCCGGTAGGTACACCGAACGACGTATATTATTTTGGCGTTCCGCAAATTATGGGGATGATGCAAGACCCCGATCCACAGATCCAGCAGGTTGGTATGCAACTTGCGGATCAAATGGAAATGACTCCTGATGCGGGGATGGTTCCAGCTACGCAACAACAAATACAAACGATGGCTAACGGTGGCCGAATATCTTCTGAAAGGTTAAACCAAGAAAGACTCCGTTGACCACCCCACTTGAACAGCTAAAGGAAGTAGACCTTTCCCATCTGTCGAAAGATGAAGCGAAAGAGTTTACCCTTCTCCTAGAGGAATTAGAAAAGCGTGAAAAGCGTGAAAGTTCTATGGCGTCGTTTTACGATTTTGTTAAAACGATTTGGCCGGAGTTTATTGCGGGTGCGCACCACAAAAAGATGGCCGAGGCATTTGATAAAATCGCCAGCGGAGAATCAAAACGCCTCATAATCAATATGCCGCCGCGACATACGAAGTCTGAATTTGCTTCGTATTTGTTCCCAGCTTACTTATTAGGTAAGCGTCCTAAATTAAAGATCATTGAAGCTACGCACACAGCTGACCTTGCGATCAACTTTGGTCGTAGGGTTCGTGACTTAATTGAAAGCGAAGAGTATGCGGAGATATTTCCGACTACCGAACTAAAGGCTGACTCACGAAGCGCGGGTAAATGGAATACATCGCAGGGCGGTCAGTATTATGCGGCGGGTATTGGCGGCGCACTCGCGGGTCGTGGTGCTGATTTGTTTATTATTGACGACCCCCACTCTGAACAAGATGCATTTTCAGATAAAGCGTTGGAAGAAGCCTACGAATGGTATCAAACTGGCCCCCGTCAGCGCCTTCAGCCAGGAGGTGCGATCGTTATCGTAATGACTCGTTGGTCTAAAAAGGACGTAACGGGTAAATTAATCAAGCGAATGACGCAAGAAAAGGGTGGCGACGAATGGGAGGTTATTGAATTTCCCGCGATATTGCCGTCAGGTAAACCGCTATGGCCGGAATTTTGGTCATTAGACGAATTAGAAGCGACTAAAGCGTCGATACCGCCGTCTAAATGGGCAGCGCAGTATATGCAGCGGCCTACAGGTGAGGGTATTTCGATTATTCCTAAAGATTGGATAATGGAATGGCCTAGAGATAACCCTCCGACGTGCGATTATTTGATTCAAAGTTACGATACGGCGTTTTTAAAGTCTGAAAGATCCGACTATACGGCGATAACAACGTGGGGAGTGTTCTATCCCGAAGGTAAAATCGGTGATGAACTGTATAGTGGGCAGGATGCGCATATAATTTTGTTAGATTGCGTAAAAGAGCGGTTAGATTTCCCTGAGCTCAAGCGCGAAGCGATGCGGTTATACGAGCATTGGGAGCCTGATTCGGTAATTATCGAAACAAAAGCCTCTGGTATCCCGCTAACGCAGGAATTACGACGGCAGGGCATCCCAATAAATACCTTTTCACCGAGCAAAGGTCAGGATAAGATCGCAAGACTAAACGCGGTTAGTGGAATTTTCCAAGAGGGCCGAGTTTGGGTGCCTGATACGAACTGGGCGCAAGAATTAGTAGACGAAGTTGCTGATTTTCCTAACGGGGACAACGACGATTGCGTAGATGCAACTACATTAGCCCTAAGTCGCTTTAGACAGGGCGGATTTTTGCGATTAGACGGCGATTATGACGACGAAGAAGAGTATTATCCGAAAATACGGGCATATTACTAATTTACCGTCTCAAAAAATAAGAGTAGGGTAGCGTTCCATGGCTGAAGTTCAATTCCCAGAAGAGTTTGACGGCGAAGAACGGGTAGAGATCCTGTTTGACGAGGATAATAACCTCGTTGATCCTTCTATGTTAGAAATGGAAGTAGAAATCCCGTTTGAAGAAAACCTCGCGGAGTATTTAGACCCCGCTACGTTGTCTGAAATTTCTAGTGAACTCCTTAGTGCATACGAAAACGATGTTGCCTCCCGTCAAGATTGGTATGAAACATTTAAAAACGGTTTAGAACTACTAGGTATTGAAAACGACCCTCGTAGCGAACCGTTTGAAGGTGCGAGCGGGGTGTATCATCCGCTACTTGCTGAAGCGGCTACGCATTTTCAAGCCCAAGCGTATAAAGAACTATTACCAGCTAACGGCCCAGTAGATACGAAAATAATGGGCGCTTCTAATGATCCTAAAGCGATGCAAGCTAATCGCGTTAAGGATTTTATGAATTATCAGCTGATGTACAAAATGGACGAATACGATCCTGAAATGGATCAGATGTTGTTCTTTTTGCCGTTAGCAGGTTCTGCGTTTAAGAAATGCTATTACGACCCTACGATGGGCCGAGTCGTTTCTAGGTTTATTAAAGCGGAAGATTTAATTGTTCCGTATACAGCTACGGATTTACACACGTCACCTCGTATTACGCACCGCTTGACTATGACGGAGAATGATCTTCGTAAACTACAGCTCAGTGGTTTTTATGTAGACGAGGAAATGAATCCTCCATCTTACACTGATGATAGTGATTCAGTACAGCAAAAAATTGATGAGCTAGATGGCGTAACTCGTACCGGAAGTCAGCACGACTATACGCTGCTTGAGTTTCACGTTGAGTTAGATATCGAAGGGTTTGAGCATACGGATAACGATGGAGAACCTACTGGGTTGGCCATTCCGTATATCGTAACGATCTGTAAAGATAACAACACCGTACTTTCTGTTCGTAGAAACTACGAAGAAACCGACCCCATGCGTAAGAAAGTTGAATACTTTACGCATTACAAATTTCTTCCAGGATTGGGTTTTTACGGTTTCGGCTTAATCCATATGATTGGCGGGGTAACTAAATCAGCTACGGCTATTTTACGTCAGCTAATTGATGCAGGTACGTTAGCCAACTTACCGGCTGGTTTTAAAGCACGTGGCTTAAATATCCAGCGATCCGATGATCCGGTACAGCCTGGAGAGTGGCGAGATGTAGACACTCCTGGAGGAACGATCCGCGACTCCTTTATGCCGCTTCCGTATAAAGAACCTAGCGCAACTCTAGCGCAGCTATTAGGGTTACTCGTAGAGTCTGGGCAGCGGTTTGCATCTGTAATGGATAACCAAACTGGGGACGCTAACTCTAACGCTCCAGTAGGCACCACCGTTGCGTTGTTAGAAAAAGGTCAGAAAGTTATTTCTGCAATCCACAAGCGATTGCATTACGCGCAGCGTAACGAATTCAAAATACTAAAGCGATTATTCGGCGAGTATCTACCTCCTGAATATCCGTACCAAGTGCAGGGCGCACAGCAAACTGTTTTTGCTGAGGACTTTAACAACAGCGTAGATGTTATTCCTGTTTGCGACCCTAATATCTTTAGTACGACGCAGCGCATTATTTTAGCGCAGACCCAACTTCAGATGGCTCAGAGTGCTCCTCAGATCCATAATATGAAAGAAGCATTCCGCAAGATGTATATTGCGCTGAACATTAAAGATATCGATGATATTTTAATGCCTGATATGGCCCCTGCGCCTAAAGACCCCGTCCAAGAAAATATGGACGCATTGATGACGGCTCCTTTACAAGCCTTCATTCAACAAAATCATGATGCCCACGTCCAAGCACACATGGCGTTTATGCAAAATCCTCAAACACAGCAGAACCCACAAGCGATGGGTGCGCTTCAAGCGCATATTCAGCAGCACCAAGCTCTGAAGTATCGTATCCAAGTGGAAGAGATGTTGGCTCAACAAGGTGTCCAGCTGCCACAGCCTGGGCCAGATGGCCAGCTGCCTCAGTTGCCTCCCGAAGCAGAAAGCCAGATTGCTATGGCGGCTGCTCAAGCAACTCAGCAGATTACTGGTCAAGAACAAGCTCTTGCTCAAGCGATGGCCGCACAGCAGCAAGATCCTCAGCGCCAGATGTTCGAAGAACAGATGGAATTAGAGTTCGAAAAACTCAAACAGCGTGATAGGGAATCCGAGCGTAAATCGCAGTTGGAAAGAGAGCGTATTGAATCTCAAGAACAACAAACGGATATCCGAGTAGCCTCTGAACTACAGCAAGCAGAGATGCGCGACGATAGAGAAGTAGACTCTAATCTAACTGAGATTGCAAAGATTGTTCGGGAGTCACAGGAAAAGGATTAATTGCCTCATTTAATAAGTAATATCCCTCATTTTAATTGCTGGGTTAGAAAAGAGTATACGCACAATCATTTAGATTATCACGGAGAGTATTTACACGCGATAGCGATTGCGGTAAACACGATACCTGATAGATGTTTATCCTTTCAAGTCGTATTTACAGGATACGAATTGAATGAAGAGGAAGATTCTGAAAATCTTCATGGGGGAGCGATGTGGGCTAGGATGCCTATTACCGCTTTAGTTGCTGACGCGATGATTGATGAAATGCCTGAATCAATGGCAACTCATTTAGCGCAGCCTTGGGATTGTAGTTCCCGAGACCATGAGGTTATTGTTATGGATCGTGTATCTTCTAGCCCTTGGTTATGTAAGATAGATAACGAGTTCCATACAGGGAAGTATTTGTTCACTGTTGACTATACGGGGAACGATATAGCTGATGATCCTGCTCAACATAAGCAGAGTCACGTTATTCAGCTTACTGATGCGGGGAAATGGACAGGCAATATTGTAGCGTTGCCTAATAATCGTGTAAGAGCGACTAATCCTGCATTATGGGAGACAGGTTCAGGAGCACCGGACTTTTATCCTAGTCAGCACGTACATAGTGCGGAGATTGACGACAGTTACATGGATCCGAACGTTACGTTTAATAACTTGTACGCCGAAGGAGATTAAAATGCCAGGACGCAAAACGAACAAAAAGATGCCTAAGAAAATGGGTATGGGCGGCAAGACCGCTAAGAAAATGCCGATGAAAATGAAGCGCGGCGGTAAAACTGGAGGCAAAAAGAAGTGAGAAATTTTAGATCTACGGAACTTCCGTATCCGTCTCCTAAAACTCAGAAGGCAGGAGTTATGCCGTCTATTCCAGAACCTTCTAACGAAGGTTTTGCGAAGCCTACCGAGTTAAAGCAAAAGACTGTTGACCTTCCTGGAAAGAAAGTAAGGACAAAAGGTACTGGTGCAGCAACTAAAGGATTGGATTTTACTAGCTACATCAACTAATGGATTTTATAAAATATTCGGAGTTTTTACTCCGCAAACTGCGGGA